ACCTTACGAACGTGAATGTTTGTAATCATAAAATCTGTCGGGTGCTGTGTGTATCTGTGAATAACGATAAAATCGTCTGCGCGGTTAACAAACTTACCACCTCCTTCGACGTCTGACGCCATTGGGGGTATTGGGTGTCCGCCGTACTGATGGTCTATTCTATGCACCATTCTTAACGCGGTTGTATTTGCGTGGGTATTTAACCATATTGAAACCCTGTGTTTTTTGCAAAATATACGCATCTCTGTAGTGGCTTGGTAATCGTATTCGTGTCCGCCTAAACCTTTTAATATTTTTTGGTCTTTCGAAAGTGAATTGTACGGGTCTATTAGTAATCCGTCATAATGCCACGCGTTTTTTATTACCGTACATAACTCTAACAACTCTACGTACGTGTACATTTTTTCGTTGTCTATAATCTTGAAATGGTCGTAAATAAATTTTAACCTTGAATTAAACGCTTCCTCTGATATTTTATTAATTGGTTTCTGCTCCATATACTCTACCATCTTTCGCAAAATGCTATGAGCCTCATTCTCGGAACTATACACAACCCACTTTAAACCGTGCTTTATCGTGTACATTAACATTAGGTATAAAATAACTGACGTTTTACCTACGTTTGCGTGTCCTAAAATAACATTGAAATTTGTCGGCTTGAATCTTAAATATTCGTCTATTTGGTCGATACCTAATTTTAAACCCTCTTTAATCTTTCCGCTCTTAACATCTCTTAATGTCGAAACGGTCTTTTCAAAATCTATTAACATCCCTGTCTATTTCTGTAAATATAAAAATAAAAAGGGAGACTTTCGCCTCCCCTTTACAATTAAAATGGTAAATCGTCTTGCACGGTTTCTCTGTCCGGCATTTGCTCTGACGCCGTTACTTGTTTCGGCGCGTCCCATATAACATACTTTGTGTAAAATTTATCGGGGTCTTTCTTTGATTTTAATACCGAAATATTAAATTCGTCGTTGACCATTTGAGACCTATTCTCTTTTATGAATTGCTCAAACTCTAAAACCTTAACCTTTAAATCGGTTACTACAAAATCCTTTTTCCCTTTATATGCGAATACTGAATTTAAAAAATCTGATTTCATATCTTAACTTGTTAACCAATTAAACCATTTTTCTGCGTCCTCTATAACGGTGTCGCTACTTGAATTTTCTCTTTTCGCGTTAAACTCCGCCGCCGCTTTAATACACGTCTGCCTCATAATTAACTCGTCTTTAGAACCGCCTCCGGCTTGTTTCGGTGCGCCAAAACTGTTCTCTCTAATTAACTTTGCCGTTCCGCGCTCTGCGTTTGAAACTTCAAATTTGATTTCGTCTCCTATGTTTCCTTTGAAATTACCTTTCGAAAAAAACGTGAAACGTTCCCCGTCCGCGAATGTTACTTTGAATTTCTGCAATCCATTCCATTCGCCATCGCCATCAATGTACTTAATTTTACCTGTTTTCATTTAATTTAATTTAATCGGCTTTCTTCGCCTTGGTTAATACATACTTCTAATTTTGCCTCCAATTCGGCAATTCTGTTCTTTAACGCTACAATCTGTGCGTTTTTTAATTCTAATAAATCTTCGGACATATCTCTGTTTTTTAAAACTCCTGTACTCAAATATACAAATAATTTTAATAACTACAAAACAAAAAAAAAGGGGCGCGTTAGCACCCCCTTAACAGAGAATAGATAATTACATTGAAGTAATCGACAGGATAGACAAATATACTAATTATGATTTAAAATCCAATTTTCAAAAGCGTTTTATTTATTTCTTTATAATATTTAATCATTTCGGTTAAATCGACGTTTGATAGTTTTACCATTCCGCGACTCTTGTTTAGCAATTGCTCGGCAGTACCTTCGCCGTATTTTTTATCTAAATTTATTCCGAATTGGAATTGTTCACCGTGTCTAAATATATTGCATTTTTTACATTGTACTTGGCAATTCAATTCGTCCCACCTCGTTGCGTAATGTTTTCGGCTCATAAAGTGTCCGCAATCAGTATTTTTCCAATGATCTTGCGACCCACAAGTAAAACACTCTACAATATTATTCTTTGCCAATCGGTTTCGAATAAATATACTAAAGTGTCAATCTAAGTCTTTAACAATGTTAGACCGGCTTCTTGTTTTAACTTTCTTCGCCACGTAGCAATAATTTACCTAAATGAGAATCCATTTTACTAATCGTTCTGTAAATGTATTTTGATAAAGATTTTGCGTGATGTATTTCGGATTTTAAAGAGTCCGAACCTAAATTACAATATAGGTCTGCATCAATAAATAGTAGTCTATCGATTTTCTCTTTTTCCGAGATAGTTTTGTAAGATAATATTTTGTCAATTTTTCTGCGTAACATTTCTTCGCTCATATTTTGTTAGGTCAAAAATTTTTATATATTCTCCTATAGTAGTCTATTAGTCTATAATAGTAAATATACTACAATATACTACGGCTATTATATCAAATATAAGATTTATTTTAATACAGAGTGACAAATACTTTAATAAAATGTCAATAGAGGCTATTTAGAGCGTTTCTAACGCATTATAATAGTGTTTCGGTATATTGTGTTATCGAAACTATTTACCTTGTCCTCTGTATGGCTTAGAATAATTCTTTGACGTCTTCAATCCGCTTGTTTTAGATTTCGCGTGAACGCCTTTTCTATTCACAATCGGTTTTTGATATTTAATAATGCTCTGTACTTTAGCCATTTTTATTTTCTTTTATTGCAGAACCGAAATAATAACCGAAAATTGACAATGCAACCCCCTCTACAATTCCGAGAAGATGAATAAATATTTCTTTGTTAGACGCTGGTACTTCTGTTGTTACAACCGTATAAACCAAAAAAGCAAATGCCGTTAATCCAACAAGACCGGTAACATTAAACATCCAATCCGTTCCATATTTTCGTAGGTTAACCTCTCGCTTTCTTGCAGAGTCTCTATCCGCCACCTCTAACTCGTATAAATCTACTAAATGTTTGTGAGCCTGTTCTTTTTCGTCAGCACTCAAATCGGGGTCTGTATCGATAAGTTTTTTAACAATACCCAATATTCCACTATCCGGCAATAAATCTCCAATTGCATCTCCTACAGTAGATTTACTTCCTAAAAGGAATTTTCCTAATTTAGTTTCTTTAAATGGTTTCTTGCTCATTTAGTATGTCCAAATTACGTCTTTAACCTTATCAGGGTCATCGTCTACGTGTATAAATGTATCGGCAATACCTATTCTATTGAATCCGGCTTTTAGCAAAGAGTTTACAATTGTGAATCTACTAACGCTATTATTACAATGTATATCCGCCGCGTGTCCCTTTATATGACTTGACCCAATTACACCACCTACCTTTTGATTTTGCTCTTTCGTTCTGTAGCCCGATGTAATTTTAAACGGTACGCCGGCAATCTCTCTTGCATTGTCTATTTTCAAAAGAAATTTTTTGTCCATATTAATACCACTATTAGGAAAATCCGGACTATCAAATTCAGAAAGATTAAAATGTTTCATAATATTTTTCCAATTAAAATACTTACCAAGATCATAATTACCATCCAAAACAAACCAAATTGAAACTTGTCCCAAGGTGTACCGTTCCTTTTAGCGTGTAACCATAGTTTTAATTCTATGTATTTTAATATTGCGTTATCTATTAATTTTTTCATTGATTTTCTTTTTTATAAAGTAGTATAATTCTTTTCCTAATAGACCAAAGAAACCACCGACAAGACCAATCATTGCGGCTTGTGCTACACCCATAATAGTTATTGTTGATAGGGTTGTAAACATAAACCCACTTATAAAAGATATTTTATTGTCCATAGTTTAAATGTTTTTTAAACAAGATTCCATTGGTTTATACTGCTATAATAAGAAGCAAAATATACCTTTGTGTAATCTGCAGAATAAGCTACTTGAGAAGCACTAACTGATAAGCTTAAATTAAAACTTGTTTGAGTAGCTGTATTTATATCATACGGAGTAGTTAAATCATACTGACGAATACCTGAATTTTCAAACATTATTAACATTATTAAACCGTTATTGTTAAAAGCAATAGATACAGGTTTATTGCCATAAGTTCCAACGGTGTCAGCAGTAAAGTCATTTGTAGAATATAATGTTGTCCAACCTGCAGAGAGATTAAATGGTTCATTCAACAAAGATATAGTAAAAACTTTTTTTATAACTCCCGATTGAACTTGACGATATGTAGCAAGTATACTTCCATCTCTTGAATATCCAACTGCGGCGGATTGTTGAGTACCTGCTAAAAAAGGAAAATAACCTGAAGTAACAGGAGAATTAATAGTACTAACATCA